TAACTGAGAGATACTTCGAAGTGCAGAAGATAGATGACAATGGCAAGCCACTGGTGTTAGAACCACTAAACTATAATCTACAGTCAGACTCATCATCTTTCGAGTCAATGGGAGGTTTTGACTCTGGATCCAGCTTCCTACCAGTGTACATTCAAGGTGGTGCAGGAACCGAGATGGATGACATGGAACAACAAGGATGGTCGTTCCTAGGTTAAATATAATATTATGGAGCAATCACAATTCAATAAGGCACGTACTGACAAATTTATACTGGTACTCGATATACCTGCATCACTTCGAGCCATAGACACTCGAGAGGAACGTGGAAACGATCTAGTAGATTCTAAATCTATAACATATAGTGTGTTTGCCACTCAAATACCAGATGTACATGTTCATGATTCTGCCACCAAGTTCTCTGGCCAGACATTTCACTTCACAAGCCATCACAGACCTGAATATGGTAACGTAACAGTTAAGTTCACCATAGACAATCAATTCAAGAACTATTGGGTTGTATATAAGTGGATCAACATATTGAACAACAACAAAGAAGGATTTTTTGACGCAGAGCACTTAGCTATATCAGAGACACCTTTCGAGACATATTCAACAACTGCCACTCTGTATGGTTTGGATGAATATGACAACAAGAAAATACAATTTGATTTCATAGGAGTGGTGCCAGTCAAGTTGGGTGGAATCAATTATGACTACCGTACAGAAGGTGAAATTGAAACATTTCTAGAATTCTCATTCAGTCAAATGTTAGCTAAACTGGTATAGTTTGAAAAAATGTATTTGCAATACGATAAATAATATTAAAAGTCATGGCACGTACAATACAATCACCCGGAGTAGAAATCAATGAGATTGATTTATCTTTAAGACCAAGTTTACCAATTGGTACAAACATTTTAGTACCTGGTTTCTCAAACCAAGGACCTACAGATGAAGTTATACAAGTTAGTAGTATATCTGAATTTGAACAACTATATGGTCTACCTACCAACGCTGCTGAGAGATATTTTTATCATACAGTCAAATCCTGCTTCAATGGACCAGGTAACATATTTGTATCGAGGCTACCGTATGGTCCCAAAGAAGGAGACACTGTTGGTGATGAATACACCGCACTAGTATACCCTGTATATACAAAGCCAAGTGTAGATGCAATCGAGCAGTGGCACACATCAGATGTACCTAGCCTGAGCGCTACAGCAGACAAGATAATAACTGGATTAGGTGCGAATTGGAAAGAACGACTGTATGCTGGTGATACTGATGCTGATGATACATTTGATTATGTGAAAGATTTATTTGACAATCACAGATTCGTTAGTTATAGTGATAGTGACACCTACCTCATCGGCGAGCCAGAACATGTGAAACTCACACAAGATGAATATGATGTTCTGACCAACAACGAGTTGCAGTGGAATCAATCACCTGGTGATGTTGCTGCTAGCGGTATAGCTGGACTAGCTAACTCAGGAATAATAGTACTGAACAACTCGCGGAGAGCAATCAATCAAAAATTTGAAGGCCATTACATTGGTTTGTCAGACAACACCAACCTCAACCCAGCGACTGATTTTGATTCGTTAAAAAATCTACGATCGATAAACAAAAACACACCAACTGGTGGTACTGTAAGAGTACCATCTGATAGATTGACATTCAACATCCAAGGTTCTTCAGAGGATAGCACAGTGTCTGTATCAGAGGTGATTGAGAATCTAGGTGATTTTGACATGAACTCAGATGAATACTCAGATGTACTAACACTAGGTATGTTCAAGGTTCGACAATCTACACTCAATGCTGATACAGCTAAGTTAGATTATGTGTTGTCAGAGTCTTATATAGGTTCTTTAGATTTCCATCGAGAGAAATTTGGACAAACTGGTGGAGCTCCTCAGTCATTCTTCTTAGAGAGTGTAACTGAAGATTCTGCCAATATCAGAGTGTTCTCTAATCCATATTTATCCAAGTTGAATGGCTCATGGGCTGATGATAATGCGATACCAGAAAAGAGAGTTAGAATATTATCAGACAAACATCTAGCATACACCAAGGATAAATTTGACCCGACTAACATAACGACTCTAGCTTCTGCACCAGATCCAGCCTTTCTCAATCGAAAAGAAGAGCATGAACTTGGATTGTGGATCGCAAATCTATCTACTATATTAGGTACTAAACCTGGAAACAACTTATATCCTCATGGTGTGTTCAAGCCTGCAGATGCAGAGAGTAAGCACATAGGAGCTATTCCAACTAAACTAGAGTATATATTCGAGACTATAGACAATCACGAGTTGTATCCTCTCGACATCACATTAGATGGTGGTTTATCCACAATATTCGTTGGTTCACATGGAGGTCGTAGAGCTTTTGATGATGAAGCTTACTTCGAGATTGGAGATGGTCTAGGAGATGCAGAAAATGGTTACGTCGCTGACGAGCCTGGCTATGATGACTTCAAAGAACCCACTAACCCAGATGGTCAGTGGGGATACGACAATCTATACACTCCTAGAATACTAGAGAATAAGAAGAGAACAATAGCTAATTATAATAATGTAGCCAATGTGTTCGTCAACTTTGCTGCTAATAAGAGAAAAGATCACATGACAATAATTGATCCGTTGAGATATATATTTGTTCAAGGTCAAAACAACAAGACTCTAGGCAACAAGAAGCATATATTCTCCAAACACGTTTATTGGCCTTTGAGACACAACTTCGAATCACAGAACTCTAGTTATGCTGCTACGTATGGCAATTGGGCTAGAGCTTTTGACGGTACGTTGGGTAGAAACATATACTTACCTTTCTCTGGTAGGTTAGCTGCTATATACTCTAGAACTGATGCGAACTTCCAGCCATGGTATGCACCTGCTGGTTTCACCAGAGGTACCATCAACACTGTATCAGACATCGCTGTATATCCAAAGCAAAAACACAGAGACCAGATGTACAAGATCAATGTCAATCCAATAGCCAACTTTCCTAATGATGGATTTGTTGTATTCGGTCAGAAGACACTCCAAGCAAAACCAAGCGCGTTTGATAGAATCAACGTGAGACGATTGTTCTTATATCTAGAGAAAGCCGTGAGAGCCACGGTGAAATATTATGTATTTGAACCCAACACACTCTTCACACGCACACAGGTGGTCAACGTATTGACGCCTATATTCGAGAAAGTGAAGAACACAGAGGGTATGTATGATTATCTCATAGTTTGTGACGAGAGAAACAACACACCGTTCGTGATTGACCAAAATGAATTAGTTATAGACATATATATCAAGCCAGTGAGAGCTGCAGAATTTATATTATGTAACTTCTACGCAACAAGAACAGATCAAAACTTCTCAGAATTAGTATCCTAACCATAAGTAATTACAATGCCAGATATAAAACAAACAATAACGGACTTCTATAGAGTAGCGCAGGAGAGAGATTTCTCTCGTGATTTTCATTTCAGAGTACTGAGTATAACACCTGGCGACAGCGCTGGTATTCAATTCACCGAAGACGATCTTGTATATGTCAAGACAGCAACTCTACCCGGAAGAGCTATCTCAAACAAGCAAGTACCTTACATGGGGATGAACTTCAATGTACCCGGAAGTGTACAATACACTGGTTCAGATGCATGGAATGTGACATTTTATTCTGACCAAGCCAGCCGATTACGTGCTATGTTTGAATCATGGTCATTCGACACATTCGATGACAGCACTAGCACTGGTAACTATGCAACACCTTCTCAAAACTCTGTAGTGAACTTGCTACAATTAGATGCACAGCTCAATGCTGTTGCAGAATATACATTATACGGAGCATATTGTCAATCTGTTGGAGCGTTACAGTATCAACCTGCAGCAGGATCTGGTGAACCAATGGAATTTGAAGCAACTATGGCGTATCAATACTGGAGAAGAGAGAAATCAGCTCTCACTGGATCATTAAGAAATTTCGCTAGCGGGATAGCAGATAAAGTCTTAGGCGCACTAGGATTATAATCAGCCCATGAGCTTTCTTAAAAAGTTGGCGAAGAAAGCCGCTAAGAAAGCTATTGGCAAGTTGACTGACAAGGTGTTTGGAAGCCACAAGTTCGGTGGAGCTTCACGTCTGTTTGGCTTCGGAGGAGCCAATCAAGCAAATCCTACAAACAGTCAGAAGCACGGTACATATGACTACAGAAGTCATTTCCATAGCATGCTCACTGGAGCAAGTTCCAGAGCATTTCAGACACCAAACAGAAGTTTGTGGTTTGTTGTTATCGATCCATTTCCAGTGGCGTTAAACTTGACCAATCTTCAATCATTAGAATGCGGAGAGATGGTTGACTCAAGAGGTCCTCACAAAAATTCACACTACGATCAATATGATGATGTGAGAGCCAACATAACTGGTAGTGAGTATCAAAATCAACAAGGCGGTAAGTCGCAAAGCGCTGGATGTTTATTTGCTCA